TATACAGTAATAAAGCATTCTTTATTGGTGTCCAGGGTGCAAACTTTCATTATTTTGAAAGTGAAGCCATGAAAAAGTACTCAAATCATGCGCAGGTGATTGAGTTTACTGGAACAAAGATTTATCAAATCAATGAAAACGGAAAGCGTATCTAGTAACTACTAAGTGATCTAATTACTTCTAAAATTAAATTCAGTTAAGCGTCCGGCTTTGAGTCTTAATTTTAGGTGTAAAGATTACAATATGGCACGTATTAAATCGCAACCAAAACCGAAACAAGTAATTGCTAAGGTTACCAGGAAAAATCTTAATAAACCTGTATTAGATGATACTCCGCTTAAAGATCGGACATACATCTACAAAGTTGAGTCTGGAATTATTTTAGCCGGGGTTAGAAATAGCTCAACGGAAATTAAGTTTCCTTTTGCTTTGATGAATATAGGTGATAGTTTTTTACTTCCCGCTAAAGATCCAGCAGCAATAAGTCCGAATAGTTTACATTATTCGGCTAAGCAGTTTGCTAAGTTTAAACCTGGATTTACTATTACATCCAGGTTACAACTAGATGGATCTAGACGTGTCTGGAGGCTCAAATAGTACGCAATGGCTGTAAACAAAAAAGCCGGTGGTTTCTACCACTGGCTTCTATTGTTATCTACCCTGTCTCCTATAAGCTGAGACTGGTTTATCTTTTGGACCTCGAGTCTTAGCAGCTCTACCGCCCTTACGTTTTCCGAAGTTGATCTTTCTAGATTCTCCGGAGGATTTACCTTTTGCCATTATGCTTCGTTTGTTGAAAGTGAACCACTGGATGAAATCACAACCTTTCTAATATTAACAGGTTGATTGGTGTACTGAGGACGACGAGCTTGAGACAATCTCGATTTAGCAATTCTTACAATGCTTACTTTATTACCCTGGTTACCTCCTAGTACATGGTAAGCGGTAGCATCTTCACCTACGTAGAAACCTACATGACCTCCGCCGGTACGGGTAAAAGTGAGTACATCACCTAACATGGGTTGTTTTACTTCTACACCCCATTTGTTCCAGCTTAGTGCCCATAAGGGGGTAGCAACTATCTCACGACCTGCGCGTTTGAGACAAGTGGCTACAAATAAACCACACCAAGGGGTTTCATCTGATACGTAGATTTTATCTAGACCGGTTTCTTTAGCCCAAGCTAGAATAACCGGATTATGTTTTGGACCGACAATCTCTTCTGTACCAAAGAGTTCAATAGCTTTCATAAGATGACGTGGACCATCTTCGTAAGATAGCCACTCATAGGATTTAGGGAGTTTCATAGATTAGTTTTTTAGCAGTTTATAACTAAGTGAAAAGCTGATGTTCCATGTGATACCGTAAATCACCCACTGAAAACCATTGTCAGCTATCATTGCGCAGATGCAAAAAATCATAAGCGATTTAGCAATGTGCCAACCATCAAACTTCCACCCAAAGATCTTTTTAGCATATTTCCAGGATTCACGCTTGTACCAAAACCGGGGATTAAGTTTGGAGAATTTTGAACTAGAGAAATTCTCATTCTCTAGCAAATCCATTACAGCGTTTAAAAAAGCACTGGTAATGATTAGAATAACTATATAAAGACTTATAGTCATTTTAGTTTCCAATAGCTTTGTATACCGTAAATCAACTTACCATTGGTACCTAAACCCACTGTAGCACCGTACTGTTTGTTTATGGTCTTGTACAAAATACCAGCGTGAATTCCCTGGGTATTTAAATGACCACCGACATAAAACTCTGGATGATATACAGGAGGAACTATTACAGTTACAGAATCTTTGACAACCGGAATAGAGAACTTATAGTCATATTTTCGTCCGGCAAGACGGTTATGAGTTACAGTATCTATGATATTAACTACACCTAAATCCTTGATTTTAAGTGAGTCATTGTACACTCGAACACTTACATAATCTTTGTACAAAGGAATGCAAACGGTATCTTTCATTACCACGGTATCGATAACATACAAGGTATCTTCCTTTATATTTCCTGGTTTTGAGTACACTACACTATCTTTTATGATATAAGTAGTATCATGTACAACAGTGATTTTAGGAGGTTGTGGCAACACCTGGTCTTCCTTGTTGCATGATCTAGAAATGATCAGTGCAACAATAAATACAACAACTACTGGAATAAAAAACTCCAGAAGTTTACTGAGAAACCCCGTTGGTTTGTTTGACATAATATTGTTTTTTAGTGTCATAACTTGACACGTACAAGTCTTTAAAGAAATTATCTCTAGTATCTGTAGGAATCTCACCGCCGCTTGTTGACTGAGTCTGGCTACCAAAGACTTCTCTTTCCAGATTATCGATCCGGGTCTTATCTACATTAGACTGAGCTAAAAGTGTCTTAACATCCTGTTTTACAAGCTCTAAATCAGCACGTATTTGTGACAGCGTATTCACAATGAACCACCCAACAATTGATACTAATACTGGAAATGCCCATATTTTGATCTTGTCCATGTAGAACTCATTAAGTCAGTTAGGAAATCTTAAACTCGTAAACCAAGCCAGATGGCTTTTTTGTGCAGATCATCAATGAGTTAGGAATAATAGCACCAGACGAAGTCTTACGTACGAAGTAACGTAGACCTTTAGGATGCACCTTGCTTGACGATACATCTTGCGCCGGGATCTCTATAATATTAGCAACGCTGGGAATCTTGGTTGCGTTGGTGGACATCATTGTCCCTGGTATAGGATACCCATTCTTATCCTCTTGAGCGTAGAACTTTGGCATTGTTAAAGGATTTTATAAACGTTAGATATGTAGAGTTCGAATGAATCCTACAATATAATATACAACTTTTTGTAGATTTTATCTACATTTGTTCTACATTTATCATACTCAATTTTTGTCCACATGAATTCAAACGATTATGCATTGAACCTGGAAAAGAAGCTTATCAAGGAGTTCAAAATGAAGTTTCAGAATAAGATGGGTTACGTACCTATAGTAATTACCAAGGACCCCACAATAGAAAGAAGTATAATTCCTTTTGTAACACTCGATGATCTTGCAGAAATGATGAACCCTTTTCTATTACAAAAAAATAATAAAGTTTATCCCTTGGCTACCAAACGAAGGTACCGGGAATGCGTAGAGCTAAGACTCATCTTTTGTTATTTAGCTCGGCAGATGGATTATAGTTTAACTACAATTGGTCAAAAGCTAGGTAAAAGAGATCATTCAACAATAATCCATGGTTTAAAGCTTTTTAATGCGCTTATGGAAACAGATAGTTCTTTTAAAAATAAGTTTCAGTATATCCAAGATTACGTTTATCAACAATTAAAAAAGAAAAGTTATGAGTTATCAGCTTTGGACACCGTGTCTGTCTCACAAGATAACACCAAACCAGTTGTACTACCTGGATTGTTGTCGGTATAAGATCGCACCGGGTAATTTAATCAATGTGCAAGCTGAGCGTAGTATTTGCGAAGCCAAGGGTCTGATCAATTCAGACGGTATTTTGACAGACAAAGCTATCATCATCTTGGATGAATTAGAGACATTCTTGGTTAAAACCAAAAAGAAAGTAACCACAGCAGTCCTAGGTGATGACTTTTTAAGTAAGATCAAGGAATACAGAGAGATCTTTCCTGCAATGCGGTTACCATCTGGTGAGTTAGCTAGACAAACAGTGCAAGAACTTAAAGACAAGTTTGTTTGGTTTTTTAAAACTTACCCGGAGTTTACCTGGGAAATTATACTGGACGCTACAGATTATTACATTTTTACGAAACAAAGAGAAAATTTCAATTTTACTGTAACCAGCTCCTATTTTATTAAGAAGACGGATCCTAAAACCAAAGAGACTACCAGTAAGCTTGCGGATTATTGTCAGACAATCATTGACAATCCGGATTTATTAAACATCTAACACGTTATAGATGCTCACTCGTCTTATTACCCATTTTTTATTATCCGTTTGTGCCTGGTTGATTATCAACCTTTTTATTGTAGAAATAAGCTTTTTGCAGTATTTATTTGTAGAAATTACCATTGTTATTCTACAAAAGATCTCTATCTTTATAAGCTCTCAAATCACAAATAATGACAACAGACCAACTTAACCAGCTGTATACTAAGTATTCGGTTAGAATTGCTTCGCAAGCTTTAAATCCTCCGGAAACTGAGATTCGAGCTATCAATTTTGAACTATTTACTTCTTTAGTAAATGAAGTGGCACATGATGCTTTTAATAAAGGGTATACGCTGGGATCTGAGCAAACCTCGCAAATTCTTAAAGCATTGATATGAAACCCTTACTATATGGTGCCAAGTCTTACCTGGATGTACTTGGTGAAGCTATGAAATATATCCAGGATCGTAGAACAGGTCGTATATCATCATTTAAGACTCCCTGGACTGGTCTTAACAGTGCTGGTATTAACGGTCTAGAATGGGGAAGCATGTTAACTGTTGCTGCCAGACCAGGTAGCGGTAAAACCATGGTTGCATCACAAATATTACGAGAAGCATTCAGCAGAAATCCAGGAGAAAAATTCAATATTCTTGAATTCCAGTTTGAAATGGGTGCAAAACAGTATGGTTCACGTGATTTTGCAGCACAAATAGCTGCCGATTATAATGTAATACTGTCTAGCTATAGGCAACTTGAAGATTACCGGATAAAGCTATTGGAACAGTACATAGAAGAAACTAAAAAGATGGCTAACAATGGAATTCATAGATTATTTCTAGGAAAACCAATGACTTCCGAAGCCATGTATGAAGCTATGCACTATTACTTTAATGAACTCGGTGGTGCTCCAATGCTTGTTACAATTGACCATTCGTGGCTTATCAAAAAAGCTCCTTCTGACAAAGAGAAGATAGCAACTTTGTATAATACTGTGGAGATGCTGATGAAAGTAAAGAATGAGCTTCCTGTCATCATTATTATGCTTTCACAATTGAACAGAACAATCGACGAAGCTGCAAGAAAGATCCCCGGTTCTATTGCAAACTATCCTACAAGCTCTGACATCTTTGGTGGTGACGCATTGATGCAGGGTTCTGATATGGTAGTGGTTCTTAACAGACCAGCTAAAGCGGGTATTAGATCTTACGGACCTCAGAAGTTTATGGCAGATGAAAAGAAAATCTTCATGCATCTCATTAAAGTAAGAAATGCTGCAAACGACGATGACATGTTGTATTTCGACGCAGAGTTTAATAGACAGCGTATGATAGAAATACCACCTCCAGTGGCAGCTGCAAGCGGTGCAATGACAGATTTTGTACCCCGGTCTCAACGTGGCAGATCTATGCCGTCAGCGGATGTAGGCTCAGAATTATAAAATAATAAATATCAATTAACTATGTCTTTTAATCCAGCATCATCACGATCTGATATTGATACAAGACTTGTAAAAAATGAAAATCTTGATCGTCTCAGAGAGTTTAATGCACACTTGATTACTGATTTAGGTATTTCGAGAACCGATTTCAAAGCAAAGATGCCATTCTTTGCTAATGGAAGACGAGTTGTCGGTGTCTTTGAATCAGAATTCAGACAAGAAAAAGGTCTGTATTTTGAACTCACTAATCAGCTTAATGAACCTTCTGATCCGGATCGTACCGTATACCGGGTTAGCCCCAGTATGTATTTTAAGGAAGAGTATGAACAAAGCATGTATCATAAAGATTCATACTTGGTACCGGTGGAAGAGCTTCAGATCGTTAATAGAAAGTCTGCGGCTATTTCCAAGTACAATGCTGTAGAATCTTCAGATCGGATATTCTCTGCCATCAAGGAAAAAATCAAAGAAGATCAAACCGCATCTAAACCTCCTACTGAATCTACTAGTTTGGCTGATAGTATGTTTTCAGAGATGACAGTAAGAGATTTTGCAGCTATTTTCTACAAAAAACCAGTAAGTAATAAAGCCTGGTTAACCGAGCTAATTAAAACAGTATAATCAGTATATGGCACAAGGTATTCTAGTCATCGCCGATCCTGGTTCCGGTAAATCAACAAGTATTGAGGCACTGGATCCTAAAGAGACGTTCCTTATTAATGTCGCTAACAAACCTCTTCCTTTTAAAGGTTGGAAGAGTAAGTACACAAGCTGGAGTAAAGACACTCCTACCGGCAATCTCTACAGCGGAAGCACAGCTCAACAAATTGAAGCTTGTCTCCGGTACGTAAATGAAAAGCGTAAAGAGATTAAGGTCGTTGTAGTGGATGATTTCCAGTATATGAGCTCTTTTGAATTCTTTGACAGAAGTGATGAGAAAGGTTATGAGAAATTTACTCAAATCGGTGCTAACCTGGCTCGCATAGCTCGTCTTCCAAAAGATTTGAGAGATGATCTTACTATTGTTTTCCTTACCCATTGCGAAGAGTCAACAGATATGGAAGGTAAACGTCGTGTGAAAGCAAAGACAATTGGCAAAATGGTTGATGAGAAGCTTTCTCTCGAAGGTTTATTTGCTATCGTTCTCTTTGGCAAAGTAAAGAAAGACAAAGACGGTAATATCCGTTATGTATTTGAGACGCAGAACAACGGTGAAAACACTTGTAAATCACCAAAAGGTATGTTTGATACCCTGGAGATACCAAACGATTTAAATTTCGTATTACAGAAAATTCAAGAGTTTGAAAATTAATTGATTCTAACTAAAATTTAAGAAACATGTTCAGTACAAAAGGACAAGAAGTACCGCAGACCGCTGGATTATCCAAGTCATTGCAACCCGGTGTAGTTTTGGCACATATTTTTGCCAGTCGTATTATTAATTCAGATCGTACCGGTAAGAAAGCTCTCGAGCTGACTCTTGAGGGTCCCGCAATCGAGAACTTTGAAGGTTGGTCTATTACCAAGAATGATGAAAATGGTCCTAAGTTCAAGGGTCAGAGTGCCAGGGTAACAGCCACTGTATTTACAGATCAATTTAACTCGAATTCACTTGCCACTAACGAGATCTTGGCAAAGATTTGTGTTATTGCTGATATTGCCGGTGTACGTTCTCAAGTTGATGCTATTACTGGAGTAAACACAATTGAAGAGTGGGTACAAGCTGCTACCAAGATCTTATCTGGTATCGATCTTTATTGGTTTCTGAAAGGTGAAGAAGAAGAGTATAACGGTAAAACGCTTGTAAAGCTTTCTTTACCCAAGTATAAGTTCGTATCTAATAGTGATACCACTTTGGATAAGTTTGACAAAACTAATGTTTATCACTACAAAGCTCTTGCTACCACCAAAGTGCAAAGCTTTGAACCGGTGAACAACGATTTTGATATGTAATCTTTTCATTTTCATGTTATACGGGGGAGGTTTCTACTTCCCCCTCTTTTCTTAGTAAAAGCTAATGACATGTTTACTACTAAAAATCTAACTACTCAGGTTAAAGATGTCCCCTATACCTGGATTTTTGAACACTACTGTAAACTTGATGAACGACTGAGTGGTCAGGATATTAAGATAAAAAGTCTGTTCAATCCGAAGGAAAAGACACCAAGTATGTGTATATACTTTGACGGGAAGTCGTCTCAATACAGGTTTAAAGATTTTTCTACCGGTAAATACGGCGACGCCATGACTTTGGTAAAAGAGGTAACCGGCTTACCCTATACCAAAGCAGCTGAAGATGTAGTTAATAATTACAACAGCTTTATACAAAACAACAATGGTGAATATATCATTTCTACGTTTAATACGGCTGTAAAGTACAGGCTATCAGATACCGTTTTAAGATCTTGGACAACGTCGGATCAACAGTTCTGGACCCGGTTCAATATTGGTTCACAATTACTGGAACAATACAATGTTCGTCCACTAGAAAAGTATTCCTTGAAAAAAGAGATAGATGACAACGTTTCTGTCATTACTATCACCGGTAATTATCTATACGGCTATTTCAGAAACGATGGTTCCTTGTATAAACTCTATCAGCCTAAGACACCTGATAAAAAGTTCTTAAAAATCCAGGATTATGTCCAGGGTTCAGAACAGCTACAGAACCACCCTTATCTGATTATTACAAGCTCTTTAAAAGATATCATGAGTATAAAGAGTCTAAAGCTAAATATTGATGTAATAGCTCCAGACTCTGAAAACAGTATGATTAGCAAAGAGCTTATGTCCTATTATATTAGCAATTATCGTAAAGTGATTGTCATGTTTGACAATGACGAAGCAGGTATAGCTGCAATGCAAAAATACCGTAGTACATATGGTATCGATGTTTTGCTGCTACCCATGGCAAAAGATATTTCAGACTCTATCGCTAAGTATGGAGTGAAAGACGTATACCGCCGGTTTGTATTCTATTTCAATCAGAAACTACAAGCTGATTGTATAACTTCATTGTAGATGTTCTATATTTGTAGAGCTAACCTCTACATTTATGGCAAAGAAAACAAGGGTTCCTAAGACTAGAAACGCAGGTACTATGACCGAAGCTGCTTTTTGGAGCTTTATTCGTAGTGCACTCAGACAAAAGTCTCGTTGGTGGAAGCCGGTGAAACAAGTTAAAGAAGCGTCCCGTCGCCTCTACAAGGGTCCTAATAAAAGACTTAAATACGAATACCAGTGCAATACTTGTAAACATTGGTTTCCAGAAAAAGAAATCAATGTAGACCATGTTATACCAGCAGGTAGTCTTAATTCTGGAAAAGACTTAGAGGGATTTGTAGAACGACTCTTTTGTGAATCTGGCAATCTACAAGTGCTTTGTGAATCATGTCACAACAAAAAAACCCAATTAGAGAAAAAATGAACTTTTTACCCTTTCAAGTAACAGAGTACAATGATCTCAAGGAAGACAAAATAGTCATGTTAAACTCTGACCAGGGACAGTTATGGATCCGGGTTGGTAAGTTAGACATTTCTATAAAACAGTCTGAAGACGGTGAAAGAGTACTTATTGAAGCTTTAGACGCTGAGCTCTGTGAACAGGAGCTTGGATCATTAGAGATCTATTATGATGACATTTTATAATAAAAACCAAATAGTATGACTATTTATTTAGTAAGGTACATGGATCTGGAAATTCAGCACAAGAAACACTATGCGTGTTCAAGCTATCTGAATGCCACTAAAAAGGTAAAGGAACTGAAAAAAGAACCTAACACTGTTGTCTTTGAAAGTAAAGACGGCGGTTATGTAGAAAAACACCAATTGAAGCTTCAGGATCAGATTATTGATCTAATGAACTCGCTTTAAAATTGCTAACTATGGAAGACACCCTCACTTTAAAAATTATTGCTGAAGACGTAAAGCAAGAAGCATTGCACTGGAAGCTAAAATATGAGAAAGCTATGCACTTTATTGAAATGACAGAGGCTCTTACATATGATGCAGCTACTTCATCTCGTATTGAAGCATTTTTAAAACAAGAAGGTATATGGAAGTAACCGTTTATTATTTCTCAGCTCCCTGGTGCGGACCCTGTAAGTTACTTGGACCCATTGTAGAGCAATTGACACAAGAAATCACCAGTGTAAATTTTGTAAAAGTGAATACTGATACAGATACAGATCTGGTGACAAAGTATAATGTGCGCAGTGTACCCACTTTAGTAATTACTAAAGACAGTATAGAAATAGACCGGCGCATGGGTGTCACTCAAAAGACAGCTCTTACACATTGGATTCTTGAAAAAGCAGCGTCCTAGAACAAAACTATTTTTAAATGAGTTATAACATAACTGTAGAAGAGCTGATTAAAAAATATTCAAGAATATTTCAGACTTATACTGGTAATCCAGACAACGTCAACTGGACTGGAGTACCCAGCACCTGGCTACCTATTATAGATTCCCTCTGCGGATCTATACAGGATTATATAGATAGCTCTAGTGTATGGGATAAAGAAAAACAACAATTCGTTTCACCAACTCAGGTCACATGTTCACAAATGAAAGAGAAGTTTGGCACACTTCGATTCTATACCAACGGTCATGACGACCTGGTAGAAGGTATGATACAAATGGCTGAGTATATGTGCAGCCAGATCTGTGAAGACTGCGGCTCAAAAGAAGATCTTGGAGTTACTTCCGGTTGGATCAGAATATTGTGCCGTACCTGTGTTATACAACATGGTGACCGAGCGATGAACAGTTGGAAATCATGTAATCACAAAAATGACAACACAAGAGTTTTGGGAGAAGATCCAGGAAAACCTGGAGCTACCCTTTGAAACTGAAGAGATTGAAAGTATAGACTCAGATCCGCTGGGTAATATTTACATAGATCTCACTAATGGTCTCAGCTATTCACTATCATTTCAGGAAGCCGTTAATTGGAACGATGATAGTGACGAAGAAGACCAAATACTTTGAATTTATCACTTCTGACTATGTGAGTCTAATACTCACTTGATAGATACACTCTACTTATTAACCAGTTAAGTAGAGTTATTTATAGCTGATATGAACCTAAAAACCATTGCAGCTATACTTATATAAGCTGGTATGAACAATTAATAACGTTACAATAAAGGTTAACATGGAACTAGATCAACTCATGCAAGAAGGTATTGAAAGCCAGGAGAAAGATTTCTATAGCAAGAAATTCTACTATTCGTACAGTAGTCTTAACAAGCTGTTATGGAATCCCCAGGTGTTCTATCAAATGTATGTTCTAGGAATAAAAGATGAAAAAACAGATGCACACCTTGTACAAGGTAAGCTGATTCATCTGTTACTATTGGAACCGGAGAAGTTCAATGACGTCTTCGTACTTTCTCCATCACTCTTACCAAGTAGTTCTGTGATCACCGTGATAGAACGCGTCTATCGACATCACGAAATGCTGAAGCAAGACGGTGACCAGCGAACAGAATTGAATGAATTCAGCGATATTATACTTGACGTAATGCGCAGTATGAATTTTTATCAGAATCTGTCTAGTGACAAACAAAGAATAGACAAAATTGTAACTAAGGAAGCTCTCTCTTACTGGGAATTTCTAAAGACCAAACAAAATAAAACGTTGATCGATCAGGACAGCTATGACTTTTGTAACGCTGCCGTCACCCTGGTCAAAACAAATAAGAAAGTTTGCGATTTAATTGGTTGCAATGTAACAGACTTTGATAATAAAGAAGTCATCAATGAACTTCTGCTTAAGTTAGATCTCCCGGGTAAGTCTTATGGTTTGAAAGGTATTATTGACAATATTGTTATTGATCATGATGATAAAATGATTTATATCAACGATATTAAAACAACCAGTAAAGATCTAAAAGACTTTTCAGAAAGTGTAGAATATTACTCTTACTGGATGCAAGCTACTATCTACATGATTATGCTTACATATCATTTTGAAAGTCTTGTAGCCCAAGGATATAATTTCAAGTTTCACTTTGTTGTTATTGACAGAACATTCCAGACTTACGCATTTCCAGTATCAGATGCAACGTCTTCCGTATGGTTAGAAAGGTTTAAAGAAGCTATAGATGCAGCAGAATGGCATTATGTGAACCGGAGCTACGAGCTACCTCGAGATTTTGCAACAGGTGCAGTAGTTCTATAGAACTATGTAGATCATGATAGACCGATTATACGGCAAGTATTTCCAAAAATCAAGAAGTTTTTTATATCCAGCATTGGGTATCATAAAAAATCAACCATACGGACCGGCGGGGACTTACATATCCCTACCGGGTAAGTATGGTGCAGAGGATATGAAACTGTTATGCAGCTTTGAAAGTCTGAAGACAGCAGATTTTATTGAGTTTGAGCATAAGATGTTGACTTCTAATCCTTTGTATTATGAATCATTTCAAATTGCTGGGTATAACATATACGTCTTTGACTTTGAGATTTATCAATCAGACTGGTTTCAGTTTCTTACTGGTCGCTATTCTAAGCTGAGTAGCACTATTAAGAAAGCCATTAGGACCTATTATGGAGAAAACTCTCCAGAGTACCGGCACATACAGACATATCTTTTTCCTGAAAAGTATTTTGAGCTGTATGCTAAGCTATTGGATGTAGATGTAGACGATTTAAAAAGCGTCGGAGAGCTCTGTGACCCCTGGAGCATGGAGCTAGAAACATTAAAATATCCTGTAGAATATTTGGAGAGCTTGCAGAAACAACTTTAATTTGTAGAATTAATAGAGAACTTATGATTTCGATGACTCAAACTTCGATGACTCAAACAATGTTATTAGTCACCTCAAGCTGGAATGATAAAAAAACGTTCCGTTTGATTCCTGTTACCCCCGACGCTCCTTTTAATGAAGCGATTTACGACGTCGATGTAAAAGTGCTGGCGGTAATCGGTAAAGATAAAAAAGAGTCTTTTCAGATGATTCCCAAACTAAATGAGTTTGGTGATCCTTTGATGCTCAAGAGTGGAAAAAGACAAGAGAAAGATTATGCTGAAATCAGAAGTGTCATTCCAACCTATTATGAATATTATATCACGGAGGTTAGTGACATAGTGAATTTGATAAACATATTGGCTGTTAACGCAGACAGTTTTGATTATCAAGAATATCTGTCAGCTGATACAGCTCCCTTGGAAACCAAAGAGGAAGTAGAATCCTAAGTCTTCTTTTAGAAAACAGGGAGATCCACTTTCTCCCTGTTTTTCTTTTTTAATCATTATTTATGGAAGTCAAACAAACCCATTGGGTTATGGATTACGAGACAATTATTAATTGTTTCGTAGCTGTATTTGAACATTACAAAAATGACGATGAACGAAGAGTATTTGTTATCTATGAAGAAACTAATGATTTCCCAGATCTTATTGAGTTTTTAAATACTTGTGTTAACTCTAACCAGTGGCACATATCGTTCAACGGTTTAAATTTTGACGCTCAGATAACTCAATGGATGCTTGTTAACCAGATCCGGTTACTAAAATTAAGTCCAGGTGAGTTGATCAAAGAGATCTATAGCAAAGCCCAGGACATTATTGATCGTAGCGATCGTGGCGAGTTTCAGCAGTTCAGACCGGATCAGATCAAAATTAGACAAATTGATCTGTTTAAGATGAACCACTGGGACAATAAAGCTAAAATGAGTTCTCTAAAATGGATCCAGTATAGTATGGACTGGGATAACGTTGAAGAGATGCCGCATCCTTATTATGCACCAGTGACTTCCGATGATGTATTTCAAAAAATTGTTACCTATTGTATCAACGACGTATCCAGCACTAAGAAGATTCTAGATCACTCTAAAGAACAGATCAAACTTAGACAAACACTCACCAAGGAATACAATATTGATCTTTATTCCGCATCAGAACCAAGAATTTCAAAGGAGCTTTTTCTACATTTTCTATCGGAGAAGATGAAATGCGATAAAAGCTATATTAAACAGTTACGTACCCCCAGAAACTATATCATTCTTGCTGAGTGCATACTTCCATATATACAGTTTAAAACCCAGGCTTTTAACGATGTACTCAATTACTTCAGAACTAAAGTAATTACATCTACTAAAGATGGATTTAAGTATACGGTTAGTTATAAAGGGATGAAGACTGATTATGGTTTAGGTGGTATTCATGGTGCCAGAGACGCTGGTGTATATGAAGCTAAACCGGGGTGGACTATTATGACTTCAGACGTTACATCATTTTATCCAAATCTAGCTATACGTAACGGCTTTCATCCTGAACATCTTCCTAAGAATGAATTTTGCGAACTGTACGAGTGGTTCTTTGAAGAACGTAAAAAGATCCCTAAAACTGATCCCAAAAACTACGTCTTTAAGATTATTCTGAATTCCACTTATGGATTAACCGGTGACGAAAACTCGTTTCTGTATGATCCTAAAATGACTATGCAGATCACCATAAATGGTCAGCTAAGTCTTAGTATGTTGTATGAAATGATCTGTGAAGAGATTCCTGAAGCCATTCCACTGATGCAAAATACGGACGGTCTGGAAACTATGATTCCTACTAGTAAAGTACAGAAGTATCATGAGATCTGTAATCGGTGGTGTCTAATGACAAAACTAGAGCTGGAGCATGATGAGTATAAGAAAATGGTAATCCGGGATGTTAACAACTACATTGCGATCAACATTAAAGACAAGGTAAAATGTAAAGGTGCATTTGAGTGGGAAGACTTGGCTAAGAAAAAAGTAGCCACGTTTCACAAGAACAAAAGTTTTCTGATTATTCCAAAAGCCATTTACGCATATTTTGTTCATGGTACTCTTCCAGAACAGTTCTTGGCAACCAACAAAGAAGTATTTGATTATTGCGCCGGTGTGAAGTCAAAAGGTGAATGGAAATTGTATAGTCTTTCTGTAGAAAACAGCATGTTCCAAAAAACACAACTGCAAAAGATTGTTCGTTACTATATCTCAAATAAGGGTATTAAAATAGTAAAAGCTCACCCAGATGGTCGCGAGATCCAGGTAGAATCAGGTCAGTGGTTACAGACCGTAGTTAATAAAGTTAACACTCCGGTTCCTATAACAGACTATGATATCAACTACAAGTATTACCTGGAAGAGATTTGGAAACAAATTGATCAGATACAGACTATAAAACACAATGAGAGTGTTCAATTATCGCTTTTCTGATTATGAGTAATGACATAGGTACAGTTGGAGAGTTATTTAAAAATGTTCTTCAGCATATGAAATGCATTGAGATCAGAATAGACTTTGCTAAAGCTCTAACCAGTCAAAAGCAAAAATATGCGCTTAACCAGGCGCAGCAAAAAGTACAGGGTGCTATCAACACCCTGTGCGATTTGCTTCCTAATTCTCAAGTAGTATTATCTGTAAAAAAAGAACTGGACAAAAGCGACATGGTGTATGTCATGTTGCTTACCGAAAAGCTCTCACAACTATCTGCTGATGAGCTTGAGGAGATAGATACAATATTAGATGATTACATCAATAAAAAACACTCTTTATGATTATAGGAGTAAGCGGTTATTCTGGATCCGGGAAAGACTTAGTCGGTCAAATAATCCAGAGACTTACTGCAAAAGAATTATATGGGTATCTGGAAAATACCTGGGAAATCAAGAAATGGGCTGGTAAACTAAAGACTATAGCTTCAATGCTAACGGGTATACCTACTGATAAATTTGAAGACCAGGAGTTCAAGAAAACCTATCTCTCTGAGCAGTGGAACTACTGGACTATATCTCTTATAGATAATGGTAAACTATTACTTCAACATGGTAGATACAATACCAAGGAAGAAGCTGAAGGATTTATACCATTTCTAAAGCAGAACTACGGAGAATTTCGTATGGAGTATACCGTGGGTATGCAGCAAATGACGGTGAGACAGTTTCTACAAGAATTAGGTACAGATGCTTTAAGAAAAACTCTCCATCCTAATACTTGGGTGAATGCTCTTATGGCTGATTATATAGGAATGTATGATATGGATACAGATCTTACTACATATCCTAATTGGGTGATTACAGATACTAG